ACCGTTGTCATACTTAGCCATGAAGTGAGCAAGCATACGCAGCTCAAGACCTGACAAGTCAGCACCAACCAAAGACTCACCAGCATTTGCAACCCATAGTTCTCTTGCACGATGGTCCCCACTTACCTGAGCAATGTTAGGTTGACTGTGTGTGCAACGACCTGTAGCAGCACCTTGTGCATTGATACCACCGTGGATACGATGATCTCTGCTAGATGTTACACGGGTGTTCCAGTCTTCAACCATACCCATAAGCTTGACTGTGTTAAAGTACTCAGTCAACTTCTTTGCTTCGGGATAGTCAAGAGTAGCAAGCACTGCTTCATCTACCTTGGGATTTCCCTTGTCAGTTAGTGGTGGTTCCCATCCATACTTCTCATTTAAGCGGGATGCAATTTGCTGTCGGCTACCGGGATTAAAGATCTCAATCTTATCCTTCAGTCTTTTACCTGTCTTTTCTGAATGACGAATGATGATCTTGTTAGGAAAGATCTCACGCATTTCATCTTCAATACCAAGCTTCTCAAGCATAAGCTTTTGATACAGCTTGTCTCCTGCATCACTGTCATAATTAAATCCATGCTCTACTTGCTCCATTAGAACTTCAGATACACTGCTCTCAAAGCGAACTAGTTCTTTGTTCTTTGTAATGAATTGTTTCTGGGCTTGATAGATAGCCATGCCTAGTCTGACATCTTGTAAGCAGTAAGTACCCATCTCATCTGAGTACTGGCTCCATCCACCCTTGTAATCTATCTTGGGATACTTAAGATACTTACCCCAAGATTCCAGAGAGTTATCACCTAGTGGGTGATTGTTAATGTCTGGATGCATTAACTTGCTGATAACGAGCGTATCAACAATGCACTTCGGTCGCGCCATCCCATGCAGTCTACGCATCACGGGAAAATCGTAGCCCCAGATATTGTGTCCGATAATCACGGGCATCTCACTGAGGTACTTGACCAGATCTTTCATCTGGTGTTCTAACCAAAGGATAGGATCTTCGTCATTGACCTTAGTAGCGGCACACAGAATTCTAGTAACCTCTGCATAAGGCTTACCCTTACTATCAAGGATTAGTTCACCAAGTCCGTTACCTTCAATGTCAAGGACGCATACCTTCATTTAGTTCTCCTCTGGGTCAAAGACAAGAGAGCCATCCTCTGCCATAGCAAAGCCGATCTCTTTCAAACGACCCGTAGTGTGGTCATAAAATAGTGTTGCTGCAATACCAGCCCTACCTGTCAGGCGATTCTTGAGAACACGAACAATTGTAGTATTGGCAATCTTGTGGTCTGTGTTCTGACGATCACGCTCAAGAGCAATAACTGTGTTAGGCACACTAGCCAAAGCACCGGAGCCACGCAGATCTTGCAAAGTAATTCGATCACCTTCTTCATAAGCCTTCTCTGATTTCTTGAGCTGCGATACAATGTCAATATGCACACCAGTACGAACAGCCAATGCTCTTAGTTCTTTCATAAGCGTATCAATAATGATTCGTTCAGAACCACCACCCTCAACATCTTTGTCAGACATGCTCATAAGACCAGCGGCTGCTGCCGTGATATGGTCTAGGACAATGACCTGAACACCAAGAGACACAGCCATAAACTCCATACGAGCAAGCAGATTCTGCATGGCATTGTTGCCAAGGTGATCATAGATATAGAAGCTAGTCTCGCTTAGCTTACGCTTAGCAGTGTAGTACTCTTCATCTGTAAGATCATCAATCATCTGCATGTTGATAGGATTCTTACCCATCTGTACCCGTAGCTCATTCATCATACGACAAGCACGGATAGCACGGACAGGCTTGTTAAGCATAAGGCTAATCATGTCATCCATTGTCTCCTGCGGAGACTCCTCAAGCATGATACAACCTACGCTACGGCCTTCTGTAAGATGGTGCATCATAAGTTCGCGGAGGATAGTAGACTTACCTGAGCCAGTACCAGATGCCCATAGACTAATCTCTCCACCACGCTGGCCAATCAGAAACTCTGATAGACCATCGTATGGAAAGGGATATACCTTGCTGGCTGTCATAGTTTCTGATGTATCTACAATCTTAGAGATATGTAGGATCTCATCTGGAGAATACTGGTGGGCTTCCCAGATAGCAGACACAAGCTGCTTAGTCTGAGCATTGACAAGACACTCATTGGCATCCTTGTAAGGAAGCTTAGCAATCTTGCACTTGCCCGGTGGTAGTAGTTCGGCAACCTCATTGGCTGCTTTGATACCCGGCTCATCCATGTCAAAACACAGAACAACTTCTGCATAAGAGTTAACAAACTCTAGGTTATCACGGATAGATTTAGCTGCTGACTGCGCTCCATTTGGGATGGAGACTACAGGCCAAGTGCCGCCAAGAACTTGATTGACAGTCATGCAGTCAATCTCACCCTCAGTAATCACAAGTCGCTTGCCACCATTCTTCCATAGGTTCTGACCATAAAGCTCAGCACTCTTGGCTGATCCCTTCCAAGCAAACTGCTTGTTAGGACCACGAAGATGTTGACCAATCAACTCACCATTGGTGTAGTAGTTAGCAATCTGAACTTCCTTGCCATTGACCTTAGCTACCTGATAGCCATAGAGTCGGCAAGTCTTTTCCGTAATACCGCGATCTTCAAGATCAATGTAAGAACCAGTGAGAGTCTTAAACTCTTTAGGTTGTAGCGTAACAGTCTCATCGGTCATCTCTTTTCCTTTTGTATTACGGTGATAACTACACTTGAAACAATACACATGGTCATCATAGACCGCGAGATTGTCTCCACTACGGTCTTCACCATTAGCCGCGCAGCGTGGACATTCTGTTTTCTTTTGAAATAGGCTCATTCATTTTTACCTCACCGAGTGAGTAAAGTCATCGTGAAACTCAATATCAGCACTTACTTTAATAATGCGAACAATCTTAAGAAGTAGTGCGCGTGGCATGCTGAATGAAACAACAGTCTCTTCGTCAACACCACGCAGACCACCACGATCTTCAGGTGTTTCATTAATAATAAAGTGAGCACTGTCTGAGTTCTTATCAAACTCAATCCTCATATAATGATTCTTTGATGGTACAATATCTCCACCAACAACGATCATTGGACCAGTACCAACTGGGAAGTTCATCTGCAACCACTCATCACTAAGAACATTATCATTAAACATTATTCGTCTTTGCCTTTTCCCCAACCTAATTCGATTGGATAAGAGTTTGTGTAGGATTTAAAAGCAGCTGCAATATTATTCTTTAAATCGTCACGCTGCTCAACCAGTTTATTATACTTTGCTTGAGTTGAAGTACCATCTGTTTCAATACGACCAACCTTATAACTAAGTGCCGCAAGATCATAGACCATCTCTTCAAGTTCGCTTAGTGTCTTTGTCTTCATTGTCTTTTAGTTTCTTTAAAGCTTTGTCGAATTTGTTGTTGATACGATCAAGAGATCTGAAGATAGCATCATAGTTTTCTTCGTATTTCTTACGATCAACTGGACGATATTTACTTCCTTTGCCGTTCATAGTTTTTTATCCTTTGTAAAAAGAATTAAGTAATCCCATCCTCTGGCTTTGGCTGCATCAGCAACCGATAACTTACCGTGGATTGCATCATATGCAACTAATTCTTTACGGGCTTGATCTCTTTGTAACTTAATATATTCAAGTTCTTTTTCATGGTCTGTCATTTATAATTAATCCTTCTTCATTAGAATAAATTATTCGATCAAATACATGGGAACACCAAGGCATACAGAACTTGCACGGCCTAGCCATTCCCAATCTACCTGTCTTACTAAATCTAAAGTTATAAAGAACCATCTTATCATGCGGTGTCTTTATCTTTCGGAAGGCATCCAACTCAGAGTGAAGATATGGGTACATGTATCCATACTCAGCAGTCTTAGGATGAGTCTTCCAATTGTTAGTACCCAGAGCAAGCAGCCTATTCTTTCTAACGATCAACGATATATGCGCCCTGTCTCTATCGACAGTCGATGCAATATGTTTAGCTAGATCAATCCACTGTTCCATTAAGAGCCTTCCAAGACATTGGGAATGCCTGAGCACATGCATCATCAAGACACATGGCAACCTGTCGGCATTCATTCTGAGCATGAGCATCGAGCCGTAGCTGGCACACACGGGCAAAGCCGTACAGAGAACCAGTCCAGTACCACTCTGTCATCATAGACTGAGGAAGCACAGCACGGGCTTGCTCTGGGCATACGCCATAAGAAAGCATTAACTCGTAGGTCTGCCAAATATAACGCATAGCATCTTCATAGATTTCCTGTGCTTCAATATGATCCTGTACTAAATCATCAGATGAGCCTTGCTTTTTATTTTCAGCACGACCTCTCCAATTACGCTTTGGATTCCAGAAAGTAGGATCGCAATCAACATAGCGGCGGCTCACCTCATTCCAAGCAAACCCAACCTGATGCTTCTGCAACTGTCGGGCAACAAAGATAGGAGCCTTGATTCTAAATTGTAGAGTACAATGAGCGAAAGGACTCCAGTGATTGTGCTTTGCCAAGTACTTGATAAGCTTACTGTTCTGCTCTTCTGTGTAGTTGGCAGCTTCTTTGCTGAACGACACTCTAGCAGCATCGACAACCGTGTTGTCTGTTCCCATCTTGTCGATCAACTCAACTGAAATATTTTCGTACATGATTCTCCTTTTGAAAAAAGGAAAGGGGATTTCTCCCCTCTCCCTTTAGTTAGATACTTCTAATGTGAAGTAACCATCTTCACCTTTATTAGCCCACTGTTTAGATACATAGAGTGATGTGATCTGAGAGTCATCCTTCCAGATCTTAGTATTCATTGTATCCAGAACAGCCTTAGCAAAGTTGTCTATGTCTGCCTTTGGCCATCCTCTTTCAGTAGACTTTGGTTGCTTTACATACAGTTCTATTGTTACTGATAGCTCACCCTCAAGGGCTTGCCAACTAGTACCAATAGTATCCCATACAATTTCAGAGGCTTTCTCTCTGAACTCTTTATATGTGCCTGTATAGTATGCACCCCATTTACCAACCCGTGGTCTTGAAGCAGCCACGGGATTGATATTAAACTTCCAGTTCAATTAGAATGGAAGGTCTTCGTCCTCAGTCTCTTCAACTTCGGGCGCAGACTTTGGGGTTGCTGCGCCAACAAACCCACCATCGACAGCACTAAAGCCACCGCCAGTAGATCCGG